ATGAATTTGCAGATTGGTCATACCTCTTTGAGATAAATCCATTGCCTGCACCTACGAATGTCAACAAACTTGCTGTGTCAAAATTATTACCTACAAATCCAATATCTAACTCTGCATTATCACTTGAACGCCTAACTCTTATGCAACTACCAGTATAAGCATTTCTTAACTTGTCTAATGCATAAGCTGATTCAGCATTGGGGAATAAGTCTAATAATAAAGGAATTTCTGCTCCCTTTTGCGAATAAATACCTAGCTTAGTTCCTATCATGCTTTCAAACTTCCGATTAATGCCCATTCATTAGTAGCTATATACTTTAGGATAGCCGCAGAATAAAGGCCATCAAGTTTTAAATTACCATCAAGTGACTTTATCGTTTGTGCTCCTGAAACGGCAAATGAAATATCATTATCTAAATTGTCTACAAAAAATTCATATTCCCAACCAGATGCGTTTGGAACATCCGCATCTCCTATTGTTATAACAATAGCTCCAGATGATGAATCTACCTTATAAAAAGCATTAGGAGCAGTACAAGCTGCAATTAAATTATTGGATGCTACTACTGTAGTTCCAGTACCTCTAAAGCCTTGAATGAGTTGATTGCCTAAAATTGAACCTGTCATCGTACCTCCTGCCAAAGGTAGCCTAGCCGATATATCTGTTACGTTTGTTACAATAGAAGATGTGTTAGCTGTTACTAATCCATCATTGGTATTAACTACGTCTTTCACTTCGGTTGCATTTACGCCAGTGAATTGGTCGCCTGTAATTTTATCTGGATATGTTATTAGTGCCATGTTATGATAGTGTGAATGGGAATGTATAAGGAAATGAATTATTAGGAATAATTGGAGCAATAGGAATTAAGCAAGGTTTCATTATTGGAAAGGTTACGCTCATTTCTATGCCGCTTAATTCGTCTCCATAAGTTGCATAGACAGGCTGATAGCTTTCATCAATTGGGCTCACTAAAACATTGTAGCTTTGCAGCAAGTCAATCAATAAAGAAGCGGCCTGCTCCATGTCGCTCTTAATCTCGTAGTCTCTTCGCCACTTGTTGTTAATGCCTCCTACAACATCTAAGAATCTAAAAGTAAGCCTTACATTATTAGTTTGTTGTTGAATCTGTGCTGCTTCTTGATAGAAGACAAATAGCTTTGGGAAGTCTTTTCCTGTAAATTCTAGCTTAGAAAGATATTCAGCTCCTCCCGGCAAGTAATCTATCATCAAGTTATTAGTTAACTCAATCACTGATTCAATTACTTCTTTGCTGCTGCTTTTCATTGCTTAGTATTCTGCCTTTCGATTTCCTTCTCCTCCATCCATACGAACGCCCTCCACAATTCCAAATTCTCAGCGACCTTCCATTTAGTTGGATCGTCTTTTGCTAATCCATTTAGCATTGAATAAGCTCTTCGCCCTTCGCTTTCCTTATTTTCCTGCTTACCTTCGTACAAAATTGGGTAAGTCGATTGTAGCAAAGATACTAACTCGGAATATTTTTCCACACCCCAAAAACTAAATTTAGACGAACTTTCGTAAAACATACCTGCATTATCTATCACTTCATCCTCGTCGAACTCCTTGCTCCAGTCTTCTCTATACATGCAAGCAGCAACAAGATGATAGTTGCTCAAGCTATCTCCATCTACTTTTGAATTTACCAACTCAATAAAGTGCCTGACTTTAATATTTAGCAAGTTTTTTAAAGTGCTGAACTTGCGGCCATTAGTCTCAAAGTGCAACGGGGCAGAGCTAACTTTATTCTCAGTCATATAATGATTGATTGTGGCCAAGATTGGCAGCTTGTCCTCTGGATGAACTTTAGCAGGATTAACTTTGCATATTTCCTTAATTACATAGTCTGCTTGCTCTGTTGCATCTTTAATATCTCCTAGCTCAATAAGCTGCTCTAGGGTCATCTCTTCTAATGACTCTGGTATTGTTATTTTCATATGTTTATTTTTTACCATTCGATCCCCTCACTTCCTACACTTTCCCCTCTTGCAATTTTCGTATGCACGTCTTCATAAATATCTTGATTCTCAAACTGCCTCGCTGAATAAGTCCACACTACATATCTTAGCGCATCAATTAAATGATTCCAAGCATCCAATGGAGCTACCTTTGTTTTATCATTCCACTTGTAGTTCCTCAATTCATTAATCAAATTATCCGAGCCCTCAGCTATTATCAACTCATAGTTTTGCAGTAGCTTAATTCCCTGCATTACTGAGCCGCTGCCTTTCTTTACTGCTCGAATATTTCTGTTGCTGTTAGTCCTTAAATAATCAATTAGCCTTTGTTCTGCTGAATCTGCTACTACTTGTCCTGAAGGTAATGCTTTTATTCTTGCCGTTAGTTGGTCGGTCTTTTGTCCGTTAACGTGGAAAATTTCATCAACATAAATACGCTTCAGTTTCTCATCAATTGCCACTTTAACGCAAGCATCAGGATCATTGACAAATCCAAAATCTAGACCATAATAAAAAGGTATACTTTTGTCGAATTTCCCAACCTCCCAATTTTCAAAAACAGCTCCTTCGATTGAGCCCACTTCTCCAAGCCCATACACTGACCACATGTTAGCCCAATACTTATTTTTTATTTCTCCATCTTCATGGAATCCAAGATCTTTATATCTTAGTATCTCGTCTCTTTCACTTGGTTTTAACTCTTCATTATCTTGGAATGTTAACTTAATAAAGTCACAGTCATCTCTTGGCACTACTTCATCGTGAATAAAGAAGTTGGCATCAGGATTGTAATCACAATAAACAGCATCAGCCCTGGTAGCTACTTGCCTATAAGTCTCAGAATCTATCCTGTTGACTTCGTTGAAATAAGCTACATGAGACCTCAAACCCTTTCCTACATCTTGCTTGTCTAAGCCAATGAATTTGATGAATGAGCCATTAGGGAAACGGTAAAGTGTTCCTGCAATAAAGCTAGTATCTTCATATATTCCGAAGGACTTCATTATCTTAACGAAGTCTTTAATTACGGTTAAGCGCATCTTAGTGAGCTCAGCAGATAGAATTAGTATCTCCCTATTTTCTATACTTGATGCGTGATTGACTAATAGGATTAGTATTGAGAAAGTCTTAGACGCGCCTTGCCCACCTTGAATAACCTTAATCTTTTTTTTTAAGGATGCTATTTTTCTTAGGGCTGTTGTTTGGGCTATCAAATTGGTTAGCGTTCATTAATCATTACTGCTGTCGAGCGGATCTATATTTAGAAGCTTTATGTTCTGAGTAATACTGCTCTCAGTTACTTCTTTCAAGTTGTTCAATCGTTGGGTTATGCTTGGATTAAAAAAACCATTCATGCCTCCTACTATCTGATTTTCCCTGATTTCATTCTTAATACGCGCGCAGACACTAAGGAACTCAGTATAATCTTCATCTTGATTAACAAAATATTGTTCTATGCGTCCTATCTTTTCATCCCAACAATACCTCTTTAAACCTTCAAGGGTATAAGGTATTTTAACGGAGTCTGAAACTTTTTTACCATCCTTGCCTACGTATTGAACTTTCTTCCAATCGTTTTCTTTAATCTTTATATCTTCCTTATAATCATTCCATACCTTCTCGAGGTCTTCAGGTGTCTTAAATATTCTTGTCGGGTGAACACTTCCGTTTTTTGCCATCACTTATTATGATTGATTATAATTATTGTTAAGAAAATGAAGCAGAAAGCTCCCACCTTAGCCGAATGGTAATCAAAGAACATATTTATCAATAGAACTAAATTTATAAGGCCTAGTATTAGCATAGTTAATTGAGCTGCTTGTTTGTTTTTCATTAGTTTAAGTTTTTAAGCATTTCGGAAGTAAATTTTTCTATCTGTGAATAATAGTCTATCTTATCATGGATGTATTTTTCGCTAAATTTTACGCCTGCATCTATCATGGATTGCTCATGCTGTCTATAAAGATAAGCCATAAACTCAGGGCTATCTCCGTATAGGTCATGATATTTCCTAGTCACTGCCATCAGGTTTTCTATTCGATCCTTTTGCCGGGTTGGATCCCCTCCCATGCCTCTAGCCTCTATATGATGAATATCATTAGAAAAGTAACCGCTTATCTCGCAAGGGATGAACTCTCCTTCTGAATAGCCGAAAGCCTTCATGTAAATCTTAGTGTGTGCTTTCATAGTTTTGTTTTATCAAAGATAAACAATTTTCGAATATTAAACAGTTTATTCCTTACTTTTGATATTCATAGTTTATAAGTTTGATTTGTTTTAGCCCTAGCATTAATTTGGTGGGGCTTTTTCAATGAAAGAACTTTCTTTAAAATTTTTTAAAGATTCATTAGCCTTCATGAACTCATAGAATTTACATAGTGCATTTTCATATCTTCCCCTTGCTGAACTGTTAGCGAAGCTTCCGTAACTCAAATCAAATAATTTAGCTATATCTTTTGGCTTTAAGCCTGTTTCTTTTTTTAGTTGTTTGATTGTCATTACAGTTAGTTGATTAGGTTAATATTGCTATTTGCAAACGTGACAGCCTCATTATAAGTGTCAAAGCTCTTAACAAGCACATCTTTCCTATCTAAGAAAACGAATTTACTGCCTCTTTTAAAGCAGTAAATCCATCCGCTTTCGCTTAGTTTAGTTGTTTGTTTGCCCATTTTGTAGCCATTTTTAAAGATTTGTAAGACTTAGTGTTTAAAACTTGCTCTTGTCCGGCATAAACTTGAACATACATTGCTGTTACTGTTCCCATTGCACTTGTTGAGATATTTACTTTTTTGCTTCCTGTTGTGTTTGTTAAAGTTGTCATGTCTATTTGTTTTATTGTTCCCCACAAATATAAGCATAAACTTATATATAAACCTAATTTATTCAGTAAATAATTATTTATTTTTTTATCTTGTCAATCAAAAACAATTAGTATCTTTGTCCAACGAAAACAAAAACTATGAGTTACGAGAAAAAACAAATTGCAATTAACAGTCTTATAAAGGATGAGATAGAAATCCACCTAAATAGAGTTTACAGCTTAAGTGAAGCTGAAATGAGCAAGGAATATGTAATCGAAGAAGAAGAGTACTCCATTTCATTTAGCGTGTTCTACGAACAAATCAATGAAGACGACCTAGCCTACACACAACTAGAGGACGTTACTATGTTGGATTGCGATGGAAACGATATAATCCTAACTAGAGACGAGTTTGTTAAAATAAATAATTCAATCAATTATTATTTAATATATTAATATGGAAATCAAAACAGGAGAAGCAATTAGCCATGAATTGGCAAAAATATTGAGGGCTCGAACTACGGTAAAGCAAAGGGATTATTTTGCTGAATCATGGGATGTTCACGCTAACACGATTAAAAATCGCATTAAGATGAATAATCGCACAACTATCAAAAACGACCAGGACAAGTCAATGATCTTAGAGCTATGTAAATTAGCGTTTCAAAATAACAATAAAACTTTAGACCTATCAAATTATTATAAATTAGAACTTGAAAACTTGAAATTATGGAAGAAATAAAAACAACAGAGCATATACTATTAAATTACGCAATTGATAGAATTGAAAGTAACATAAGGCACTTGGAGTCAATTAAAGTCATCAATAGTGAATTAACTAAGTCAGAGGATTTTTTTCTGAAATCTCTTAAAGGAGATCTTGAATTTATAAAATCAAATAGATAATGGAAATACTAGAACAAGCTGCCATTAATAAGGCTAGAGAAAGCCGATTGGCTAGACGGATTTTTGCCGTTAGGAAAAGGCAAAAAGAGGTTTGCAAATGGCTGGAAAAGTTTATCGACACTAACAATAGACTAAAGCCTAATTATTGGCAAGAATTATTTAGACTTGAAAGAGCTGAAAGGAGGATGACAGTATGGTATTTAAACAAATATGTAGAATGAAAAAAATAAAATACTATAAGGACTTAATGTTAGTTCCATTCAAAGTTTTTTTAAATTTATGCTGTGCTATTATCTACTGTTTAAAAAATAACACAAAGCAGAAACGACTTTCGATAAATACTAATATTAAAATAACTGAGATAACATGAAACTATTACTAATACTATTTATATTAATCATTGGAGTTGTATTAGCTTCATAAAAACTTTGAACTATGAATGAATTAATTAAACCGGGATTAGATTTAATTCCAAAGGATAAAGAAGGTAATCCAAAGTATGTAGACTTACAAAGCTATGCTACTTTAATTAACCATAAGCCAAAGAGTGCTTGGATAGCTACTAATAAGTTTTCCCAAAATGCTAAGTACATTCCAATAGGAATTATAGAAGAACTACTTAGAGAGGTTTATCCATTTTGGGAATGTCAGCAAAACGGGCAGCCTCAGATTTTAGGCAACTCCATAGTAATTTCCGTCAACCTTAGAGTGTTCCATCCGCTTTTGAATACATGGCTTAATTATCCTGGTGTTGGAGCAGTGCCTATCGAAGTCGAGAAAGGAGCTCACCCTACAGATTTTACTAAAATAAATTCCAAGGCATTACATAAGAATGTTCCTGCTGCTTTATCATTTGCGATTAATAATGCAGCTAAGAAGATTGGCAAATTATTTGGAAGTCACTTAAATAGAAAGGAGGAATTATCATGAGCGAATGGATTAATGATATAGGACAAGAAGATAATTATGAACCTTTACCAGATATTGGTAAACAGCAAGAGCCAGACGAATGGCACTTGTCAAGGCTTGGGAAGATAACAGGATCTACTTTTGGTAAATTAGTTAAGTCAGATAGAAAGGGCGGTTTTGTCTTAAGCACTTCTCAAACAGCGTTAACGCTTATTTATAAAATTGCATGGGAAAGGTTAATGGATCAAGGTAGAATCAGTGAAGGGCTTGGTAGGTTAAATATTAACAGTCAATCAATACAACATGGTAATGATTACGAGAGCGAAGCAATTTTAAAGTACCAGGAGCTAACAGGAAACAAAGTGAATTATACTCAAAACTTCGTTCAAAAAGATGAATGGATAGGAGGAACTCCAGATGCTTATACTGGTAAAGATGGATTGATAGAAGTTAAATGCCCTTGGAATGGTGGTAATCATTTACAGTCGATTTGCGAAGGGATAATCTACAACCCTGAATACTTATATCAAATTCAGGGTTACTTATGGATAACGGATAGGAAATGGTGCGACTTTGTTACATACGATCCTGACTTAATTCCTGAGCTTCAAATAAATATAATTAGAGTTGACAGGGATGAAGATATGATTCAAGGAATACAGGCAGTTTTGGAAATAGTTAAACAAAAGATAATCAAAATCATAAATCATGAAAAGATCAATGCACATAAATAGCTTAGTAACTTATAAAGAAACTAAGATAAAGCACCCTAGTAAATCAAGTCAGATATTGAATGCCCTCGAATTTCTCGAGGGGGCAACCATGCACAGTATAGCTAAATATATGGGCGTTCCTGTTCACACTATTTCAGGAAGATTTGGAGAGCTTAGAAAGGCTAACAAGATTAAAGAAGGCTTAACGACCAATGGCAATAAAACTATTTGGAAACTTGTAAACACATGAAAAAAATATACATAAGCGGAAAGATAACAGGAATAGAGGAAACAGCCCCTCAATTATTTAAAGACGCTGAGGATTTTTTAAAAGCAAAAGGATCCGAGGTTGTCAATCCGATGACAATTAATCACGACCACGACAAGAGTTGGCTTAACTACATGAAGACTGATATTGTTGCGCTTATGGAATGCGATTCGATTTTTATGTTAGAAAATTGGGAGGAATCTAAAGGGGCTTGCATTGAACATTCCCTAGCTATTAAATTGGGTTATGATATAATGTCTTAAAAAAACTATGCAAGAAATAACAATAAGAACTCAAAAGGATTTAGAAGCCCTTAGAGAGCTTTTAATTCAAAATGGGTACAAGACCGAGGTAAGGCAATCGAAGATGAATCAAGAGGTAAATAATGATAAGATAGAGTCGTTCTTAAACCTAACTGCTTTTAAACAAGCAGACATATTTAAAAAAGCAGATTTATATTCTAAGAAATTGGCTTATGCCAATATTAGAGGTCACAATTATTACTGCGATTTAATATCAAAAATTGGAAGTCCTGACAAGGCCAATGGTGAATATAATGAATTTATTATAAGCGAAAAGGGAGTCAAGGATATTACTGAGCGATTAGAGATTAACGAGCTAAATAATGTAGATCATAAAGTTAAGAGAGTGAGAACAGGAAGAGAACTTTATAAATTAAGAAACGAAAAGAAATGAATATATTAAAAAGTATTCTTATCTTTGATATTGAATCTCCGTCTGGCGTTATAGAGATTAAAGGAATTTTAATAGACCTTGTTACCGATTTTAGAAGTCAGACGCTAGATGAAGTAATGAGGTTTTTTAATTTACGACATGGCAGAAAATAAAAAAGGTTTTATCTTATATGCTGACCAAAGAAGTTTATTTGATAAGCTACCAAATGAAAAAGCAGGCGAATTAATTAAGCATATTTTTTCTTATGTGAATGATGAAAATCCTGAGCCTGTAGACTTGCTTATAGACATCGCATTTGATCCGATAAAGAATCAGCTTAAAAGAGATTTAAAAAAGTTTGAGGAAACTAAAAAGCAAAGAGTTGAGGCAGGTAAGAAGTCAGCAGCGACAAGAAGGCATCAACGAGATTCAACGAAGCTCAACGAAGCTCAACGAGACTCAACGCCGTTGAACGAAGCTCAACGAAGCTCAACAAAAGCAACAGTAATAGATAATGTTACTGTTAAAGAGAATGTAACAGTTAATGATATAAAAAAGAGAGAAGCGAATTTCGAAAAAGAAATTCTTCCTTACTTTGAAAAAGGATTAATTGATGGTGATGATTTAAAAAAATTCAATAGCTATTGGACTGAACACGGAAAGAATGACCGAAAGATGAGATTTGAAAAAGAAAAATCATTTAGCATTGAAAGACGTATTTCCACATGGTTAAAAAATAAAGATGATTGGAATAAAGAAAAAAATTCCGCAAAAAAAGAAAAGCTTAGAATTACTGAAGAGGACATAATAAATTTGTCAGAATGAAAATAGAAAAATTAAGTAAAGGGAAAATAGAAAGCCATATTAAAGTTTGGGCAAAGTATTCAGGAATAGGATTTGATTTAGAGAAAGATGACTATGCGGTCATAAAATCATTATTGAATAGCAGATTTAATCATTTATCTTTAAAGCTTATAAATGATGGATTCTTAAACTACTCTGCAGGATTGCTAGGTAAAATTGAACATTATGGAACTTTCTCACCTAAGTTTGTTGGCTCAGTCATACAAGCGCAAAAGGAAAAATCAAGGTTAAACAATACAATTATTACAATAGATGCATCTCATCAAATAGAACACAAAGTGAATAAAGAAGAAGAAAATAAAGGAGCATTTGAATTTATTGCTAGAGTAAAAAAAGATACCGGAGAGTTTCCTGTAATTGCTAATTGGTCAGGAGCTTTTTTATATGCAGAAAAAGAAGGCATTATAAATTTAACTTCAGATCAAAAAGAAAAAATTAGAGATGAAGTTGTCAAAGATATTGAAGCTCAAATTAAATATAACAGATCAGTGATGAAGGATTTTAGCGGGTTAGTAAAAGAATTAGATCCGGGTAATATAAAAAATGAATGTAGGAAGAAGGCTATGATTGTCTTTTTTGCTAACGCTGAAGTATATGAAACGGCTTGTGAAAATAACGTTTTCCCGAAGTCAGGAAAACGATAATAACTTAAATTATAAATACAATGAACAAATTAAAATCAATTACTCGCTATACATTATATACTTTTTTAGTAGCCATTTTTTGCACCTCTTGCGAAAGAAGTACCAATTCAATAGATTATAGTGTTGAAACAGATGAAATGCAAAATAATTATGAATGCTCACAACAAATTGAGAGCTTTATATACGAAACATAAGTGCAATAAACGATAACGTTGAATGTATGGTGTCGTGGCGATTTGAAACCACTAATTAATTAAATGTCTAAAAACTTAAATAAAGATGAACACTAATAAAGAAACGGAAACTAAGACATGCACTATACAAAATGTTGTAGAGAGTGCTACGGATAAAATGCTCATGCGATTACCTGTTTGTATTGATTGGGTAAATTATAAAGGCGAGGACGTTGTAATTCAATGGAATTTTGAAGCTACTGAAAAAGCAAAAAAACCAATGGTAGATATAAGTTACTGTATGACAAAAGCATTAAACCAAGTGATTTTGGAAACTGTGCAATGGGATAAAAGTAAATTTAAACCGAGCATGTTGGGAACTTCAAAATGGTAGTAGCATTCTCTACAATGGCTTGTATAAGATGTGTGCTGAATAACAGAATAATATTGATATGAAAAAAGAACAGAGTTTAAATAATTTTAAGGGGGGGCAATTAGGCGATAGCCTAAAACATGGTTCACTTTTTAGCGGAATTGGTGGTTTTGACTTAGCAGCTCAATGGATGGGATGGGAAAACGTTTTTCATTGTGAATGGAATGAGTTTGGACAAAAAATATTACAGCACTACTGGCCTAAAGCAATAACCTATGAAGATATTACAAAAACAGACTTCTCTATTCACAGAGGAAAAATTGACATACTTACCGGGGGATTCCCTTGCCAACCATACAGCGTTGCAGGAAAAAGGAAAGGCAAAGAAGATGAACGCCATTTATGGCCCGAAATGCTTAGAGCAATTAAAGAGATTGCCCCGAGTTACGTTGTGGGCGAAAACGTTTACGGAATCGTTAATTGGAATGACGGACTGGTATTCAACGAGGTGCAAATTGACTTGGAAAATGAAGGGTACGAAGTTCAACCGTTTATACTTCCGGCTGCAAGTGTCAACGCGCCACACAAAAGAGATCGAGTATGGTTTATTGCTTACTCCAACGACAATAGAAAGAGCGGAAGAACCGGAAAAGATGCAGGCGAGAGCAAAAAAGAACGGTTACAAGAACGGAACGAAATACAACAGCCTAATGAGTCAGATAGTTTACGGAAATTTTCTACCAACTCCAAGAGCCAGGGCAGCAGGAGGAAATACAAGCAACAACAGGAACAAAGGGAATTTAGAGGACAAAATTGCGGAAATGATGTTACCAAAACCAAACGCAGCGGAGGGTTACAAGTATTGCAAAAATTACAAAGAGAACAGTCAAATGGGCAAAGCTCTTACTCCTTTGATGAACCAGGTAACTGGGAAAAGTTCCCAACTCAAGCCCCAATTTGTGATGGAGATGATGGGATTTCCTCCCGATTGGACGCTATTACCTTTCCTAAATGGAGAACGGAAAGCATTAAAGGAGGAGGAAACGCAATAGTTCCGCAAGTTTCTTTACAAATATTCAAGGCATTAGAACAATTAGAATTGAATGAAAATTAAATGTTGTAATAAAAAAGATTATTTTTGTTGAAACAATAACAGAAATACTTTGCTCGATTTAATCAAGAAAGGCCTTAATTATATTAATCCATTTAGGAACTATGAGCAATTCAAATATTTTTCCACTTCATTCCTTTGGGGCAAATCAGATCAAGCTAGTTATGTTAATGAGGGGTTCAGTTTAAATACTTATGTTTATTCGATAGTGAATCGAATTTGTGAAACTGCCTCAGATATTCCAATTAAATTATTCAAGATAGATTCATCCGGAGATAAGGAGGAGATAACATCAGGAGAAATATTTGATTTTATTCACCGGCCTAATGAAGATATGAGCTATAAGGACTTCACTCACGAAGCCTTAGCCTATAAGTTAATATCTGG